CCGTCTCATCTTCGGAAAGCGTGATGCCGCTGCCGACGCCGAGCGACAGTGTGGCCGACGGCGTCCTGACGGTGAACTTCAGCGAACTGTCAAAGGCCACCAGCGTCCCGTCTTCGCCGCCCGCGCGGAAGCGGACGATGATCGGATCGGGCGCCCCGATGTGAATATAGAAGTCCTTCCGAGGCGTCGGTGAAGTGGGCATGTCTCTGTCCTCAATAAGGCGTCGTCACCCAGCTGGAGCCGTTCCAGACTTTGACTGGCTTCGTAACCCATGCGCTGCCGTTCCAAATTTTGACCGGCTTCGCCACCCAATTGGATCCGTTCCATATCTTGATGTTCCCACCACCATCGGATGAAGGGCGCAGCGCCATCGTTACAGCGGCCCACGAGTCCAATGTGCTGTCGGTTGCCCAACTTCCAGCAGGCGGGTTTTCAACGCCAGCAACGGATTTCGTTTTTGTGCAAACGACGATTGATGGTTCTCCGAGACGCCCGAACAATGTTTCGTAGCCGCCCGGTGGAGTAAAAGCACTGCCGGTGAAAGACATACCCCCAATCAACACGACAATGGCATTGTCCGTGACAGTAGTAATTGAAGGCGGGTCGAAGTTTATGGAATTCGTCCCTGTGGCAGTTGTAGGTGTAGCGTCAAGAGGATTATCCTGATCAACTCCGCGCCACACAAAAACCGCAGTATAAGGGTTCGTCATTGACGACACAGTTACTCCCGTATCGGGAGTTTCCCCCATGATCTTTGTGTAAACGCCAAGATTTATATCATAGTTATCGTTGCTGTAGAGGTCTGCATGTTCGCTGAACCCAGACGGCGATGAAACGGAAATACTGGCGTTTGAAGTTCCGCCGCCAGCCGCAACGACGACAACCAAATCGCCAGACAGCGCCTCTGTACCGATCCCGCCAACAAGCCCAGTCAGTGCGATCGGTCCTGATGAAGCCGCACTTTTTCTGCCGACAAATTCAATTGCCATCAGTTAGTGTCCACCCAGATGTCGTTCGTTGACGGGCTGCCGGGCGCGGTAGTTCCGACGCTGATGTTCCGCGTTGCCGCCGTTCCGAGGCCGAGCGCCGTACGCCCGGCGGCGGCATCGGTTGCCGTGATCAGCGAGCCGCCGACGGACGTGGCGCCGATGGCAGTGCGCGCCGCTGCCGCGTCAGCTGCGGTGAAGAGCGAGCTACCGACCGACGTCGCCCCGAGGTTGGTCCTTGCCGTGGATGCGGACGCCAGATCGGAGAGATTGTTTGCCTTGAGCGCCGACAGTGCGTCGGCGTTGTCAACGTAGGTTTTTGTCGCGGCGTGCAACCCGCTGGATGGCGCTCCAGACAGAGTGAGGTTTCCGGTCATGGTGCCGCCAGCCTTTGGCAGCATCGTATCCGCATATTGCTTTGTCGCAGCGTGCAGCGCGGACGTCGGGTCTGCGTGAAGGGTGATGAACCCCGTCATCGTGCCGCCGGTCTTGTCAAGCTTGCCGTCAATCGCCGTGGAGGATGTATCGTCGCCCACTAGGTCGAAGTCAGATGTTGCGCTGTTGTAAATCAGGAACTGGCCGGACGCCGCCGTCGCCGGACTGCCGGTGATCTTGTCATCCCATGAACTGTCAACAGAACCGCTGATGGACACGGCATAGTAATCGCCGTTCGTAAAAGGGCCTGACAGCGCATAGGCAACGGTCACGTCCACCGCACCGCGATAGCTGCCAGCAACCGGCACCAGCGAACTGTCGATCTGGCCGGACGCATTGGTGCGGACCACCTTCCCAGCATAGGTCGAAGAGCCGCCCACCGTCGTCTGATATGCGCTAGGCCCGTCAACGTATTGCTTCGTGACCGCGTGCAGCGCGGATGACGGATCGGCATGCAACGTCAGGAACCCGGTCATGGTGTCGCCGCCAAGGTCCACCTTTGCCGCCGCCGCGTCGTCCACATACTGCTTCGTGGCCGCGTGAAGGTCAGAAGTCGGGTCCGCGTCCAAGGTCAGAAAGCCGGTCAGCGTGCCGCCCGTGGTGGACAGTTTGCCGTTGATCGAGGTCGTGAGCGTGTCCTCGATGGCGTCAACGTACTGCTTCGTGACCGCCCCGAGGTCCGCAACCGGATCGCCGGACAGGATCAGAAGCCCGGTCATCGTATCACCGTCCTTCGCCACCTTCGCATCGAGGGCCGTCTGCGTGGCGCTGTTGATCGTCGTGCTCGATGCCGACGCATAGGGCAAGCTTGACCATGCCGTCGAACCGTCACCTACCTTGATGCGGACGTCGGATTCGGACACGCGCTCGATGCCGATCTCGCCGGAGCCGAGCACGATATCGTTCGCGGCCCAGTCGGCGGTCGAGCCGACGAGCTGCCTCATCCTTGCAAGGGTGTCTGCCAAGGTGTCTTCCCCTATCCGGCGATGATAAAGTCAGTTGACGGGCTGGCGGGCGTGCCGGCCTGAATGCTGTTGTCGTCGGACGGATCGGCAGGCGTGCCGCCGATGATCCAATCCTCGCTTGTGACGACGATGCCGACCGGAGGCCGGTCAATGTCCATTTCAGCCTGTACCGTGACGCGGAAAACATTCGCGCCAACGAGCTGGATCGACGGGTCTCCGATATACCGGATGTAATGCGGCGTCGGGTCACCACCCGATGCGCCGGAATAGTTGCTGATCAGGTACATCAGATGCCAGTCGTAGCCGTAGGAATTGGCCCAGGACTGCCACGCCCACAGTTCCGTTGTCGCCGTCAGCATCAAGCTGATCTGCAAGACCTTCCGTTGCTTGCTGGCATTGCGGCGCTGACGTGTGTTGCCCCGCTCAAACGTGACGGCAGAGACGCCATATCGCGTATCGACGGAATAGTCTTCGATCAGCGCCAGCGGCAAGTCTTGAGGATAACTGCTCACGGCGCATTCTCGATGTAAGCAGCTATGGCCGACGGCGCGATCTCCGCCGTCACCGCGATCTGTACATGCTGCCCGCTCACCGGAGAAGCCGCGCCGATGGACGTCATACGGATCAGGGTTGCCTTCTTGTCGAGATCGTCGCGCCCAGCGTACATCGTCGGCAACTCGATCTCGAACCAGCGGAACCCGTATTCATCCACCCAGCGCGCCCAGGCTTCCCACTCCACGATGCTCATGATGAAGGACATAGAGAACACGTGCGGCATGGTGTTGAACACGCGGCGCTGTGCCTGGTGCGTGTCCATGTCGCTGCGGATGACGCCGGACGCGACCGACATGCTGAACCCCTGCAGAAGCGGCTGCGGCAGGGTTGACGGGTACTCTGTCGGCATCGTCAGTCCATGTAACTCATCGCGCCGTCGAAGATCGTGGGCGCATAGTTGACGGCCTCGATGGTGACGGTGTTCTCCCCTGTTGGCCTGGTGGCGATGACGACGAAATCCCGAACCAGCGTCGTCGATGCGCCGAATGCGAACGACGTGTATTCATTGTCGTTGTCGTAGTTGATCGTCGTCGGTGCAGCCTCGGGCAGCACCACCTTGTTATCCTGTTTGCCGCGCGTGACCGTGATTGCGTCCGTCACGCTGCCGTCCGGCTTGCGGAGCAGGATCTGCTTCTGACCGCCTGACCAGTCGAGATTCTTATCCACGGTCAGCACGTTGCCACTCATCGAGATCACGAGCCCGCCGTCACCCCATTTCGGGACATTGTGCGAAACGCCGATCCGGTCGCCCAGCTGCAGGATCAGGCCTTCAAGCTCGGTGTCGAAGGTGATGCGCTTGCGCTGCGACTGGCTGCGCTGCCAGGTCAGCTTGGCATACTCAGCCGCATGAGTGGCGCTGGTGATGCCGGGAACGGTAAAGCGGTCAGGCCGGACGGAGCTGGCCGGCCACAGTGCATAGCTCTGCCGGAAGTCCTTCGGGTCCAGATACTCGATCTCGATGCCGTCCGCCGCTCCCTCCTCGTCGAAGGAATATCCAACCTCCATGGTCCCGGCGACGATGTTCGCATCGGTGAATAGCGCCGAGCGAACGGACTTGACGCCATCCTGCGCGACCGACATGACCTGGCCCACCGGCAGCGGTTCCGCCCCGTAAGGCGTGGTGATCGTGCGCAGCGCCTCCCACACCGTGATCCGGTCGCGGAAGACGTGGTTGAACTGGTAGCTCGCCCAGGTGGTGCGGAGCGTCGTCAGCGTGGCTGTGTCGAGTTCCGCGCGAGGCCGTGCGGCGCCGTATACGGTGTTGACATAGACGTCCGCAAAGGCGTCCGCGCCGCTGTTCGATTGCGCCTCCGTGCCGCCCGTCGGCGGCGGCAGGCGCCGCGTGGCCTTCACGCGAACGCGGACAGCGGCGTCCGAGGCGAGGCCATTCGAGGCCTTGATGCGGCAGGCCAGCAGCGTGACGTTGCCGTAGACCGGGGTTGCAGGATAATCCAGCATCAGCTTGAGGCCGGTCCAGACAATCTGAGACTGCCCCTTCTGAGGGCGCGTCGGGTTCGTCGTGCGTAGCACCTTCACCGCCCAGCGCGCGGACTTGTTCGCCGTGATGGTATAAGTGCGGCGAACGGGCGAGGTCAGGACGATGTTGTCAGTCGTACCCGGCGCGCTGGTGCTCAGCGTGACGGACTGCGTGTAGGTTGAGCCGACCTGATTGTCATTGTCGTCCAGCTCCACCCAGGACACAGTGATGTTGACGCTATAGGACCGGACGTCTCCGGGATCTGTCGAGACGATATAGAGGCCATTTGGGCATACGAAATCGACCTGGAAGACCTGGCCTTTCTGTCCCGGCTTGCACGCCGCGACAAAACCGGCGCTGTCATTCGCCTTGGCGAGTTCCTGATTGGCTACCTCCGTCGATGTCGCCACGTTTTCATAGAACCCGGAGCCCATCGCCGCCGCAATCGTGCCCATGGTCGAATTGTGCTGCGCAGGCTTGAAGACCTGGTACGTCACGACACCCGCCGGAAGCGTCGTCACGTCGGTGTCTCCGACAAAGACGTCCGTGACGTCGATATTGCCCTGCCCCACGCACATCAGGATATCGAGGTACTGGATACCGTTCAGCGGTTCGGATGCGTTCGCCTGGCTCCACGAGAACCAGGTGTAGGGCTGGCTCACATAGTCGGGCGAAAAGATCGCAGTCCCGTAGAGGACCGGGATCGCCTCCCCGAGCCGGGCCGAGTTCTGGTCAGTCGAAATGTCATAGACTGAGCGCCGCTCGCCCTTCATCCCGCCCGACGCTTCCTTGGGCCGGAAGAAGAAATAATTGACCGCGAAGGAGATCGCCGCGAGCGCCGCCGAAATGGCAAAGGAAATGGCAATCGAACTCAGCGAGATCGGCTCCGCCGGCATCAGTGCAATGACAACCACATCATCCACACCAACCGCATAGTCTAGATCGTCGAGCGATTTCTCCACGCTGTTGACGTAGAACCGGATCGGCACGCCGAAGCCGTTCGGATGATTGGCCTGGAGCCAGTCGATCACGCGCGTTCCGGTCTCAATCTCGACCATTTCCCGAAGGTGAGGCGCGAGCGGGTTCCGCAGCAGGACTAGGGCTGCCATCGGTAGAACTCCGTGCGCGGGTAGAGCGCCTTAAAGCGCGGAATCGGATGCCACGCCGAGCCGAAGGCGCGGGAAGCGTGCAACACGCCTCCCTCATAGACGATGCCGACATGGTGCGGCCGGGC